GATGAAAATTGGCAAGGTTATCGAAGTTGAAATCATAAATTGCGAATCAGCGAACGGGCTAACACCGCAACCACCTGACCGGCAAATAATGGTAAAATTTCAGCAAGGAGAACAAAACCATGAATGCTGACTTTTTCAACGGTTGGAAGATTAACCTTCTCGGCGTCATCGTTGCCGTGATTGGCGGGCTTGAACTGCTCTCCCAGAGCAATCTTGTGCCGTCAGAATACAACGGCTGGATTCTGTTCGCGGTTGGCGTGCTGACCATTATCCTGCGCACGTTCTTCACCGCCGCACCTGTCAAATTTCCCTTTATGCGCCGGTAATGTTGGTCGTTGCCATTAACCTGCTTGCGGCAATAATCGCCTTTTTGGTGATTTTGCGTGCCGTTTGCCAGGGTGGTGCGAGGTTTTGGGTTAACCTGTATGCCCTGGGCGTTGTTGCCTGGGGCATACTTGTATTTATGTGCGTGCTGGGTGGTTTTTTGGACTATGCCGATTTACCGACTCTCATGCGCCCGGTTTGGGCTTTGATTTATACCTATCTGATAGTTTCATTTGTCACAGAAAGGCGGCATAAATGAGCGAGATTCAAGCCGTCATCGTGACACTGCTGGGAGCAGTTGGCGGGTTTCTTGTTGCGCGTGCAACTGCGCACAAGATGAGCGCGGAGGGTAACGCGATAAGTGCGAAAGCGTTTACAGACCTTGCCGACCAGGTGCAAGGTCTTATCCGCGATAATTCGGAATTGCATAGACAAATGCAGGAATTACGGATGACACTCGTTGAAAAGGAACGCAGGATAAGCGACCTTGCCCAAGAGGTCGAAGCCTTGCGAAGAAGGAAAGTATAAAGCCCCCTGATGCCGGGGGCTTTTTTTTATTTATCAGGTCGGTTGTTTTTGGCGTATAATGTAAGCGGAAGGTATAGACAATGTTCGATATTATTATTGCAATTATTTTTGTAGTAATTTCTTTTTTTGTGCCTGTGTTTTTGATTGCCTGGGATAAAAATGACGGATATGGAAAAACTTAACTGGAAACCTGTAAAAATTCTACTTGGAGAAGTGAAAGCCTGGGCAGGTAATCCAAGAGCATCAACAAAAGCCCAGGCGAGGCGCATTATAAATTCTGAACGCAAATTCGGGCAGCCTCTTCCGTTTTTGGTCGAACCAAAAAACGATAATGGAATGTATCCACTGCTTGACGGTCATCAACGGCTGGCGGCATGGATGACTGTCTACGGCGCGGATTATGTTGTAGATGCAATGGTTTGCAACCGTAACTTGACTGATGAGGAACACCGCGCCCTTGTGCTTGCGTTGCACGCCGGGGCGGTTGGCGAGTGGGATTGGGACAGGTTGAGCGCATGGCAGCCCGCCGAACTGATGGAGGGCGGTTTTGACAGTGACTTGCTAAAGCAGTGGAAGCGTGATACATCTGCGCTGGATAACTTTTTAGGAAGTGAAAAAGCGGAACAAACGCCAGAGTTTCGAGAATATGACGAAAGCATAGCAGACGGTATTAAAGTCTGCGAGTGCCAAACATGCGGACACAAACATGCTAAAAAAAGTAACTGATTATCCTGCTTATTTGGAGTCATGTTGGCAGGAGCATTTATTGCCACGCATAGAAAATGCTCCCACTCCTGATAAATTCGATATGCAAGGAAAATTCAGAGATAAATGGATGCGTATTGGTAACAGCGTGCCGCCGCTTTTTATGCGGTCAATTGCCCGGCATATTCGAACAGAAATACTTGAAAAACTTTGATAGACCTGCAAGCATTTACTAACAAATGGCAAACCATAACCCACCCACCAACGGATTCGACAAGCGACCCCATGCAATAAACCGCAAAGGGCGTCCAAAGTCTTTCGACCAATTGCGGGCATTGGCGCAAAAACTGAGCCATGAGACGGTAGGCGAATCCACGCAGACCGCAGTCGAACTCATACTGCGCAAGTTGGCTATGGATAACCCGGAGCGGTTTTTGGAGATTGCCTACGGCAAAGTGCCGCAGCCAATCGAGATGAAGGGCGAAATAAACACCAAAAGCGAGGTGGTTTTTGACTACGGCAGATTTATCAATACTGCGAGACGACCAGTACAGGATAGCGAGCCACCCAGCCAAGACGAAGATAGTCTGCATGGGCAGGCGTTGGGGTAAGACCCTGATGGCTGGCGTCATTTCCTGTGAGGCGGCGAAAGTGGGGGCACAGGTTGCCTGGGTTGCTCCGACCTACTCAAACAGCCGCCCAATGTGGCGGTTTGTGGAGCAGGTTGCCGGTCAATCGCCTGGGGTGGTCATTCGCAGGTCAGAACGTGAAATAATCATGCCCTCCACCGGGCGCGTGGGCGTCTACACGGCAGAAAATCCGGTAGGCTTGCGCGGCGAAAACTTTGACATTGTGATTTGTGACGAAGCGGCGCAATATCCGCCGGAAGTATGGACAGATGTTCTAATTCCGACATTGGCAGACCGCAACGGCATGGCTTACCTGATAAGCACGCCGAAGGGCAAGAATTGGTTTTTTTACGAGTACATGCGCGGGCTTGCTGACGGCAAAAATCAGGCTTCCTTTACTGCCCCAACCGCCGCCAACCCAATGCCACAAATACAAGAAGCGGCAAAACGGGCGCGTGACCGGGTAAGCGAGCGCACATACCGGCAGGAATGGCTTGCCGAGTTTGTCATGGATGGCGCACTATTTGTCAATGTCGAAGCGTGCGCGACTGCCACCCGTAAGCCTGCACACGAAAAGGGCGAGTATGTCATAGGCGTGGACTGGGCGCGTGCCGCTGGCGGGGATAACACCGTTTTTGTGGTGCTTGACGCGCAAACCAGGTCAATGGTCGAGATGGTAAAAATCAACGGCGCAGCATACGACAATCAACTGAATCGCCTGCGTGAATTGTGGCGGGCTTACAACGAATGCCAGATAATCGCAGAGGGAAACAGCATGGGCGGCCCGCTGATTGAGCGGCTGCAAATGGACGGCTTGCCGGTTTACGGCTTTGTGACCATGAGCGCAAGCAAACACGCGCTTATATCCGCGCTTGAATTGGCTTTTGACAGGCGCGAGATTGGCGTATTGAATGACCCTGAATTACTTGTCGAACTGAACGCATACGAGAAAAAAGAGCGTTCAGGTATTCCGGCTTATGGCGCACCGCCTGGGATGCACGATGACATGGTAATTGCGCTTGCGCTTGCATGGCATGGCGTAGGTTCGGGCGCGTCCTGGTATGTCTCATAGCGAGGTCAAATGGATGAGAAAAAACTAATATTCTTCGATGGCGAAACGATGAAGGGCGTCAATCTGCCTTTTTCGTGGGATGACGACTTCGGTTGGGATGTTCTTGGCGGCAAGAAAACAACCGACAAGGAACTGTATTACAGGGTTGCGGCTGTGTTTCGCGCCGCGCAGTTGAACGCACAAGCCCTTTGCAGTTTGTCATTTGCCCTGATTGACGCGCAAGGCAACGACTACGACACAAGCGAGGACTGGCAAAACAAAGTGGGCTTTTTGCCGCGCCCGCTGGAACTGTTCAGGCTTTGGCGCAATTCCCTGTTCATGACCAATGCCGCTTATGGCTTCATGGAGACCACCCGCCAGCGCGGGCGTCTTTTGCGGTACATCACCCCAGACAGTATCACGCCAATCGTGGACGCGCAGCGCGGAATTACGGCATACAAGCGCACGCTGGGCACGCAAACGCAGACATATCCGGCAGATGGTGGCCCGATTCTGGCAATCCACCGGCTTGATTGGGATACCGAACTACTGCCGAGCGAAGCCACAGAATTCGCCGCACTTGCCAATGCCGCCGGGATTGCTTATTGGGCGGATATGTGGACAAAGCACTACTTCAAACGCGGCGGCATACGCCCAACCATGCTACTGGTAAAGGGCGTCAATCCCAACCGCGAAGAACGCCAAAAACTTGAAAGCGTTTGGCAACGGTTTATTTCAGGGATTGGCAATTTTGGCAAGGTGTTCAATGCCAATGAAGTCGAGCCAAAAGTAATTGGCGATGGCGTGGGTGAAATGGGGCAGTCTGACATTTACCGGCAGGCTTTGGAGAATGTCAGCATGGCTTCGGGCATACCGCTTTCGCTTTTGGTTGCGAATAGCGCAAACTTCGCAACGGCGCAGGCGGAACTTTCGACATGGTTTGAGTATTCGATTGTGCCTTTTTCCCGCTGGTTTGCAGACGAACTGAATAATTCCTTGTTCGCACGCTTGCGCTTGCGGCTTGAATTCCGCCCGGAGAAAAACGCGCCGGATGCGGAGCAGGACTTGAAGCGCACGCAGATATTTGTCAGCCTGGTGCAAAACAACGTTCTACCGGCGGCGGCGGCGGAGATTGCCGGGATTGAGTTGCCGCCTGGCTGGACGTATGACACAATATTCAAGCCGGAAGAACAGCCGGAAGAAGTCACGCCGCCGGTAGAGCCTGCCACGCAGGAAGTCGAAAGCGTGCCGGTTGCGGCAGAGCCTGAAAGCCTGCCGGTTGCGAAGTCTGGGTATTTCTTCCCGGATGCTGAACAGGTGCGCGAGTTGGGATTATGGCGCGACTTTGCCGAGCGCAAAATGAAGAAGGGCTTGTCGCCTGTTTTTGAATTCGAGGCGAAGTATCTCCCGGAATGGTACGCCGATGCAATCCGGGCGCGGCTGGCAGAAGTAAAGGCAATTGAGGATGTGCCCTGGGCTTTCAGCCCCGGCAACTTTGCCGAAGATTTGCCCGCGCAACCTGCCCGCGCAAGCACAGACGCGCTTTTATCGCTTGCCGAGGCTATCAATGCGGCGGCGAATGCGGAGAAAAAAGAGATTGCCCCATCCATGCCAAATATCACCATAACCATGCCCGGCATAAACCTGACCGCGCAGATGCCCGCCGTTGGTGCGCCTGACGTAATTGTGCAATTGCCGGAACAGCCCGCGCCGCAGGTGACAGTCATCAACGAGGTGCAACCGGCAAGCGTGAAGGTTGAAAATCAGGTCAATGTTGCCCCGGCTGATGTGGAACTGCCAGAGCCGCCGAAGAGCGCACGAATCACCCGCGACATTGACGGGCGTACAGGATGAGATAGTTTTGGTAATAACGCCGCTCACCCCTAACATAAACGTTTTTGGGGCAATCAACATGAAGGAATTTTAGAATGCCAAAAAAGCAGCCCGCCTTGTTTGCTGATGCCTCATGCCCGTCCTGCCTTTTCGACATTAAGATTTTCTATGTTGCCCTGCCCGCTTTTGTCATTGCGCCGTGCCCAAAGTGCGGCGACTTGGTGCGCGTTGAGGTCAAGGAAGAAGGCGCGTTTGCGGAGATTTGCGTATGATGTGGCTAAAAATCGCCAGTCTTGTTAGTGCATCTTCCCCGGATATTGTCGAGCACTTGCGCGGTAAGGCGCGGTGGATTGGACGCGCAAGCCTGCCGGAGCAGGATGAGGTCAAGACAACCGAACAAATGTTCCGCATGGTTTGGAAGGCGGTGCGCGAGTTGTACGAGGCTAAAATTGTTTATGATGCCTTCATTGACCGGATGAGCGACATTATTCCCCAGCAATTGCGCAAGGCGTGGAATGCGGGCATGAGGGCAAACGGGCTTGACCCGGCGCGTGACCAAACCCCTGAATGGGAGGCGGTTTTTATCGAGTTTGTGGTTGGGCAATTTGAGCACGTGGACAGGTTCGCGGCTGATATTGTTGCGGCGCGTGTGGCGCAGAGCGGCACGGCAGGGCTGCGAATGCGGGCGAATATGTGGGCGAACAGGTACAACGAATGCCGCGACCTTGCCACCTTGACCACTGCCCGCCGTGAGGATAATCTAATCTGGGTATTGGGCGAGGCGGAACACTGCCCAACCTGTTTAGCGATTGCCGGAACAGTGGCGGGGCGTGATGATTGGGAGATTGCCAGGGATGCCGGGCTATTCCCTAAATCCGGCAAACTGAAATGCAAGGGCTTCAATTGCAAATGCAGGCTGGAGAAAACGAAGCAGCGCAAAAGCCCGAGGGCGTTGGATGCAATCATCACGATTGCTCTGGAGATGCAGGAATGATAAAGCCGATGCGCGTGCGCAAAATTGCCGACTTGCAAGATTATCTTAAAGATGTGCCGGTAATTGCGCGGCGCGAGGCGGTGCAAGCGGCGGCAGAATACTTTATCGGCAATGGGCGGCGCGGGTTGCGCCATTATCCAAAGTACAAAGAGGTTTCAAGAAAAACAGCCTACCCAAAGGTAGGCGGGTGGTTTAGCAAAAAACAGCGCAGGTATGTGATGATGATGATACGGCGCGGCAGGATTGACCCAGGCTATCCGCATCGTACAGGCAGGTTGCAGCGCGGCTGGAAGATAAAGAGTTCAGGCTACAAAGCCATGATTGAAAATCAGGAGAAACACGCTGAATATGTTGCCGGGTACGAGGACACGCAAGCCAACCAGCCGCGTCTCGTTGGCTGGCGAACGGTGGAGCAGAAGATTGATAGCAACTTTGACGGCATACGGCGGGCGGCTGACCTTGCGGTAGCGCGAGAATTGAAGAAAAAAGCCCCCTGATGCGGGGGCTTTTTGTTTGATGCGGATGTGTCAAGTATTTCATGGTGATTTGAAAAAACTCTTATCTTGTGTTCTATTTTGTGCTAAAATATAAGCACAATTGAATAATCATCCTGACCCCTAACAGGATGATTCCCCTGCACCCGGTGGGTGAGGACAAGCAAGTGCAAACTTGCCTGTTTTCGCCGCCGGGATTTTTTTTGAGGATTGACCATGAACGATGACGAATTAAATTGCTACCTGGGAGATGCAATCAAGTCGCTGGGTGATGGGCGAATTGCGGGTTATCTTGTGCGCTTTTCGTCTGCTGATACCCCTGACCTGGTTGGTGACTTTTTCACCAAACAAACCTACCTCGGCACTCTTGACACCCTGGACGTTTATTATCATCACGGCACAGACCCAACCCTTAAGCTTGAGGTGCTGACCCGCGCAAAAATCACCCATGATGACGTGGGCGCGTGGGCAGAGGCGCAACTAAATCTCGCCAATGAATACCAGGCGCGGATTTATGGGCTTGTTGAGGCTGGTAAATTGGGGTGGTCATCTGGTTCTGCCGGGCACTTGGTGGAGCGTGAAAGTGTTGGCAAGGCTTTTGAGGTCAAGCGGTGGCCACTGGTTGAAGCCAGTCTCACACCGACACCGGCAGAATGGCGCAATAAGATTGTGCCGCTAAAATCACTGATTACGCCTGGGGCAGCGGTGCTGACAAAGGCAGATGCAGACAATACCCAAGAAGTTCATAAGGAGAATAAAATGGACGAAAACGAATTGAAAACCCTGGTCGAAAGTGTGGCCCGCACCGCCGCCGCCAATGCCCTCGAAGAATTCAAAGCGGCGATGCCCGAAGTGCGGGCGGGTTACGTTGAAGTCAAAAAGGACGAAGCCGACAAAGCTGCTGAAGAAAACCCCTTCAAGTCTGGCGGCGAATTCCTGAAGGCGGTCATCGCTGCCGAGCAGTATGGCAATGTTGATAAACGCCTGCTCCCTCTCAAAGCCACCGGGCTGAATGAGGCTGTGCCGTCTCTTGGCGGCTTCCTTGTGCCGCCACAGTTTGCAAGCGGCATTCTTGAGCGCATGTACCGCACCGGTCAAATTCTCTCGCGTGTTGGTATGGATACCATTACTGGCAATACGATGGTTTACAATGCCGTTGATGAGACCTCCCGCGGGGACGGCTCGCGCTTTGGTGGTGTGCAAAGTTACTGGTTGGCTGAAGGTGGTACGAAGGTTGCCAGCCGCCCGCGCTTTCGCGCCCTTGAACTTAAGCTCAAGAAGGTGGCCGCGCTGTGTTACGCGACTGACGAATTGATTGAGGATGCAGGCGCACTTGAATCGTGGCTTAACCGCATCGTGCCCGAAGAATTGCGCTTCAGCACAGAGGACGCGTTTATTGACGGCAACTCGGTTGGAAGGCCCCTGGGCATTTTGCGGTCAAATGCGCTGGCGACTGTAACACGCGAAAATGCGAACGCCGTGACCGCGTTGGACATTGCGCGGATGTGGAGCAGGCGTTGGGCGGGCGTGACGGATTACGTCTGGCTCATCAATCAGGACGTTTTCCCGCAACTCGTAAACCTGACCCTGGGGAACTTCCCCATCTACATGCCCCCCGGCGGCGTTTCAGCCGCGCCTTACGGCACGATTTACGGGCGGCCCGTCCTCGAAGTCGAATACATGCCCAGCCTGGGCACGCAAGGCGACATTACCCTGGCGGCTTTGTCGCAGTATCAGGCGATTGGCAAAAGCGGCATTCAGGCAGCCTCTTCAATTCACGTTCAGTTTGTGACTGACGAAACCGCCTTCCGCTTTGTCTACCGCGTGGACGGCTCGCCAATGTGGAACGCGCCGCTTACCCCGGCGAAGGGCGGCAACACGCAGTCACCCTTTGTTGTCCTGACCGCTTCGAGTTAAGGAGGAGTAACCATGATTCGATTTGCTGAAAATGTAAAAGTCCTGCCGATTTTGGCGAGTAATGACATTGCCGCAACCGCCACCCCTTCGCAATATGTGGACTTGCGCAATGCACACTGGGCGACCCTGCTTGTCAATTTTGGCGACATAACCAACGTCTCTGCCACCCTGACCCTCGAAGCCTCCACCGCCGGAACGTCAAACGCGACTGAAGTGGCTATCCCATTCCGCTATCGTCTGACCGCCGCCGTTGGCACGGACAGCATGGGCGCAATCACTTCCGCGCCCGCCACCGGGCTGGTTCTCGGCACGGCTGATGACAATCGGACTGTTTTTGTGGACATTGACCCGGCGAGTATCGCCGCACTTGGCGCGGATTACCGTTTTGTGAGGGCAGTGGTAACGCCAAACGCTGCGAACACAGAAACCAATGTGGGTATTGTGGCGGTTCTTGAAACCCGCTACCCCGGCAATGCCATTGCCAGCGCGACCTAGCCCCTGACCTTTGAAACCTGGGCGGGTGGGAAAACCTGCCCGCCCAGAAGGATAATCATGGCGAATAACTACTGCATTATTGGCGACATTACCGCGCAACTGCCCGAAAGCGATTTACAGAGCAGCACAGATTACACCGCTGCGCTGGATTTTATGATTGCCGCCGCCAGCCGCCTGATTGACCGCGAGGTAGGGCGATGGGATGGATACTTTTACCCCACAGGCACGGCAGAGGTAAGATTGTACGATGGCAATGGGCGCGATGAATTGTGGCTTGACGAGTTTCTATCATTGACGCAATTGGAAGTGGCAGAAAATAGCCTGGACTTTATCACATGGCAATCTGCTGACTACATTCTCGCGCCCTACAATGCGCCACTAATCGGGCAGCCATACCAGAAAATCATCATCCACCCTGACGGAGCGCGTCTGTTCTTCCCCGCAAAGCGGCGCAATGTGCGCGTGACTGGCGTTTTTGGCTTTTCAGCGACCACGCCGCCACAGGTCAAACAGGCTTGCATTATCCAAGTAGTGCGCTGGCACATGCGGGCGAAGCAAATGTACCAGGACGTTGGCGGTACTGCCGCCTTCGCCGCCTTCACGGTATCTGGCAGGCTTGACGATGACATTGTCCGCCTGCTTTCGGGATACAAAGCCAACACCATAGCGGAGCATGACTGATGAGCATAGCCGGAGCAATCAAGCAAATACAAGTGCTTGTAAAGGCGACTGAAACCACAACCGGGTACAAAATACGCGAAGCCCCGGACGCGCCCATACAGAGCGGCGCACAATTGCCTATCTCGGTTGTCTATATCACTTCGGCAAATGGCGGCGCGGAGGATGCCACCTGGAACTTGGTGCGCTATACGCTGACGGTTGAAGTCCACTTCAATGCCACCAGCCTGCGCAATGCCTACGGGCAGATAAACGAGTTCGCCCCGGCATTGTTGCGCCTGCTTTCAGGCGACCCGACTTTATCCGGCGAAGTCGAGACAATTATCTACCCGATTGACCTGACAGTAGGCGCGTCAAGTTTCGACACCGTGCCTACAATTGGCGTTTCACTTTCAATTCCAGTAAAGATTATTTCGGCGCATTTATGAACAAAACACTTGCAATTATCGGCAGTCACCCAAACGCAAAAGCCTTTGACTTTGACAGGCAGGATGTTGATATTTACGCTTTCAACGAGGCTTTAGCAAATGGTTGGCTAAAGCGTGCGGATGTGATTTTTCAGATGCACGCGCCCGCCATCTGGAAAAACCCCGGCAACCGCAACGACCCCAATCATGCCAAGTGGCTGATGAGCGGCGAAACTCCCCGGATAATGATGCAGGAAAAATACCCGGATGTGCCGAAGGCAGAGCGTTACCCGCTCGAAGATGTTCTGGCACTTTTTGGGAATTTTGACAAGCGTTACTTCACCAGTTCAATTGCCTACGCCATAGCCTACGGGATTTACAGCGGTTACAGGAATATTGAAATTTGGGGCGTTGAAATGGAAACCGACACGGAATACCGCTATCAGCGCGATGGCGCGACCTTTTGGATTGGCGTGGCGGTTGGGCGCGGTATCAATGTCCGTTTTTTTGGCAAGGTCTTTGATGCCCCGCTGTACGGGTATGACGGCGAAGTGGACATTGACCCGGCAGATTTTCAAATTCGCCTGCGCGAGATTGGGCCGGAATTGAAAAGCGCAACGGACGCATATAACCGCGCAAAAGACCAGGCAGATAAAGCCCTGCTCTACTTCCACGACACCGGCAAAGGCGGCGCGGAAACAAGCGCAGCCATACAGACGCAAATACAGGCGGCGTACTCTTATGGGATTGTGGACGGCGCACGGCAGGAATTGGAGCGGTATGTTGATAAATCCAAACTGATGCTGGGCGCAGCGGGCGCGTTTATCTTTTCGCGGCAGGAGTTTGAAAGCAGCGCACAGGAATTAGCAAAGAATCGGGATGAAGCCCAGCGCAAGGCGGCAGTATTGGCGGGCATGGCACAACAGATTTTTGACGATGCCAAAGCCATGAAAAACAGGATAAAGCAAAAGCACATGCTTGCGCGTAAATTTGCGCCCGCGCTTGCGGAGTACATCCGTGAATCAATCTTCACCGGGATTTACACAGGCGCACACCTTGAAAATATCAATTTTCTGACCAGACTTGACGCATTGATAAAAGCGGCAGGCGGCATAAAATCCGAACAACTTTTGCTTGAGAAGGAGCAACTATGACCACAGGGATTCGCGCATTGCGCAAAATACAGATTGGACGCGAAGTAACGCCCGGCACGTTTGTACCGGCGACTTTGGTTTTTCGTGGGCTGGGTGGGATGCCGGACGACCAGCGTACAGTCATTTTCCCGGAGGAAGATATTGGCTTGCTTTCGGGTTCTGACCGCCAATACCAGCCGCGCTTGTTTGGGCAGGCGGCGTTTGAGGCGACCCCGGCAACCTTCCAGCAATTGCCGCATATCTTCGAGGCTGGGATTATGACCGCGACCCCGACTTCGGATACTGGAAGTGGCTTTATCCGCACTTACGATGCCCCGACCACCGCGCCCGGAACGCCGCGCACTTATACCATTGAGGCAGGCGACAATGTGCATGTTGAGCGGCTGGACTTTGGATTTATTCAGGAATTCACGCTTGCCGGGAGTGCGGGCGAAGCGTGGACGATTGCGGCAACCTGGAGCGGCAGACAGTGGACGCCCGCCGCGTTTACCCCTGCCCTAACTGCCCCGGCTGTGAATGAGGCTTTGTTCTCGCGCACAAGCCTGTTTATTGCCCCGACCACTGATGCACTTGGTACAACCGACCAGATAAAGTCTAACAGCCTGCTAAATGCCACAATCAACGTCAATACCGGCTTTATTCCGGTCTTTACGGCAGATGGCGAATTGTTCTTCTCTTTCGTCAAGCAGGTGCAGCCTGAAATTACGCTTGAAATGACCTTTGAACACAACGCCTCCGCACTTGCTGAACGCGCCTTTTGGCGGGCTGGAACTTCCCGGCAAATACGGCTGAACGTGCCCGGCTTGCCGCTTGCCGTGCCTGGGCTTGAGACCACCCAAAGGCTGACGATTGACCTGGCTGGCAAGTGGGAATCTTTTGAAGTTCTTGGCGAGCAGGACGGCAATGACATTGTAAGCGCGACCTTCCGCGCCCGCCTGAACACAGAAGCCAACCTGTTCGCCCGGTTTGTTGTCGTCAATGAAATTGCGGCACTTTAGCCATGAAAATCAACTTTCCCCGCGTGTACGCTCAAATATCGCTGGCTGATTATGCGCCGGGTTTTGAGGGTGAGATTGTCACATGGGTTAACCCGCCCCGGTCTCTTATTATGCAGTTTGTTGAGGCGATAAGGGCGGGCGAAGATGTGGCGGAGTATCTTGCGCAGGTTTGGCGTGACTGGAGCGTTATGGAGATTGTTGAACTGCGCGAACAGGCAAACGACACCGACCCGGCTTTGTATCCCTGGCTGATGGCGCGAACTTTTGACGCAATTGGCGCACACCGCGAAGGGATAAAAAAAAATCGAAGTTAGCCGCCGCGCTGATTGCCAATAACGCGCCGACTGATGACGAGTACATGCGGCGCGTTATTTTGGCAAATAGAATCTACAACGTAACCGGCAACCCGTGTCACCCCTGGGAGGTGGACGACTACCCGGACGACTGGCTGGATGCGCTGACTGCCTTTGCCGTTGATGTGCCCCGGCAGATGCAGGCAAAGGCAGAAGCGCGGGCAAGTATGAGGCGAAGATGAGTAAAGGCATAATCATCCCAATCGAGGCAACAGACAAAGCCTCAAAGACAATCCGCAAAGTCACCGAAGAAATTGACGGCTTGAATACCGCCATTGAAAAGGTGGACAAGAGCGCAGGTCAAGACCCGCTTGCCAACCTGAACTTGAACGCGGCACTTGACACTGGCTTGATGGTTCTGGAAGCAGTCACCCAAATTGCGGAGCAGATTTACGCCCTGGGGCGTGCGGGTGCTGAAAGCCAAAGGCTTGCCGATTCATTTGCAAATGTCGCCGGGGGCGCAGAAAAAGCGGCGAGTATGCTTGACAAACTGCGCGAGGCGTCACAGGGCACAATATCAGACAGTGAACTGATGCTGACCGCCAACAAAGCCATGATGCTGGGCGTGACGGCGGACGCTGACCAGATGGCGCGGCTGCTTGAAATTGCAAGCATACGCGGGCGCGCCCTGGGCTTGAGTACGCAAAAAGCCTTTGAAGATATTGCCGTTGGTATCGGGCGCGGTTCGCCTCTGATTTTGGACAATCTCGGCATAGTCGTGGACAGTAAAAAGAACTACGAAGATTATGCCCGGATTTTGGGGAAAAGTGTAACGCAACTGACAAAAGCAGAAAAAGCGCAAGCCCTGCTCAATGCGGTCATGGCGGACGGTAACAGAATTCTGGCAGAGGCGGGCGGACTGCAATCTGATAGCCTATCTTCCTACGAAAAACTTGAGGCAGGCTGGCGCAATTATTCCGATGCACTTGGTCGGTCAATTGACGGGCAATTCTCCCCGGTCATTGGTTGGTTTGGCGACCTGCTGACAAGCATGTCAGAGGTTCAAAGACGTGTGGAACAGCCGCCATTATGGGCGCGGTTTATTCCGCCGGTAGGTTTTTTATGGGAAGGCATTGAGGCTATCAAAGCCCTCAATCACGAAACAGAAATAGTGACAGAGGCGATTACCGGGCAGGGGCAGGCAACCGCCTGGCTTGCCGAACAGACAAAAACCAGCGCAGTGGACATGGAAGCCGCCGCCGCCGCAACCGAAGAACTGGCGCGGGCGGCTGATGCGGCAAATAAAACATTTTTCGGCATGATTGACGACTTTGTGCGCATGGAAGGCAAGACGGCTGAAGAAGTCGAAAAGTCCACAGCCAGAATAAAATTATCCATGCTTGAGCGTGAATTATCAATTGGCGGGCTGAATGACGCAGAAGCCCAATTCCTGCTTGACATGGGCTTGCGCTGGGGCGTCTACACAGACGAAGCGGCGCGGGCGGCGCGTGATGCGATGACCGAGGTAAACGAACTTGTCGCAAGGTTCAACAACCTGCCGGAACACCGCCGCGTGACCCTGGAGATAAACGAAACTTACAGCACAACCCGCGTAAGCGGCAACATGGAGGCGCGTGCGCTGGGTGGCCCTGTAAGCGCAGGCACGCCCTACCTTGTGGGTGAACGCGGCGCGGAGGTCTTTGTCCCATCCCAAAGCGGCACGATTGTGCCCAATAATGCCCTCGGCGGCGCAAATGTAACACTTGTCTACTCCCCGGCTGTAAGCCTGGCAAGCGAACAAGAAGTTCAGGATGTTTTGCTACCCTTTATTCGCAGTGGGATGAACTCGGTCATGGCAGGCAGATAATGGCGCGTTACGACACTTTCAAATACGGGAGCGGCAAAAAGTACGGCGCAACCCAAAGCCCAAACCTGCTCTGGGGTATTATGTTCGACTGGGATGGGGATGGATTTTTTGAGACAAACGAAGCGCGGCGCGTCATTGGCTTGTCAGTGGAACGCGGACGTGACCGCTTTTTGGACTTCACCGGCAACGCCCTGCAATTCCCAACAGTAGGCAGATGCACAATAACGCTTGATGACCATGAGCGGAGATTTGACGCATGGCACACAAGCAGCCCGCTATATGGCAAGGTTGCGCCGGGTGTGTTTGTCAGAATTTTTGTTCGCAATGGGAGCGGCGGCACGGACTACCCGATTTTTGCCGGGATAATCAAAGATATAAAGCACTCTGGCAGAAAAAACCAGCGCGTGAACATCGAACTTGAGGACGGCTTGCAATGGCTGTATGACAATGACATTGATATAGACGTTGCGCAGGGCTTACGGGTAGACCAGGCGATTGCGCAGATTTTAGAGCGGATAAAATACCCTACGATTTGGGGCACAGACTTGGACTTATCCACCGAGATACTAAATTACTGGTGGGGCGAAGGCAGCGCGTCAAGGAATATCAGCAACCTGACCCAAACAGGAATCGGCTATTTTGCGGTTGCGGCAGATGGGCGGGCACGCTTTCGGAACAGGTCAAGCGTTGGAATGTCGAAGGCGGATTTATCAGATGGCAATACCCTCGACCAGGTTATACTGCCGCAGCCCTGGGATTATTACAAAAACATTGTGCGCGTGCGCTTTTACCCGCGAGTGAAACAATCAAGCGGCGTAGTTTGGAAATTGGATACCGTGCCGCAGATTGGCGCGGGCGCAACCTTTACGGTCTTTGGCGACTACTCATTTTTGCAGGAGACGCGAATCCCAGCCGTGAACGTTGCCATACCGCCGGGAAACTTCACCGCCAACAGCCTGGCAGACGGGAGCGGCACAAACCTGACCGCTAATATATCCGTTACTTTTACAAACTTTGGCACAAACGCAAAAATTGAAGTCACCAACAATGGGGCTGTACCTGCCTTTTTGACGCTGTTGCAAGTAAGCGGCGAGGCAATCAGCGCACCCAACCCCGGCGCGATTCAGCGCGAGGTGCTTGACCACGCAACAAAGCCCCGGCGTTTCACGCTTGACCTGCCCTGGCAACAAAACACAAACAGCGCCGAGGACATTGCCACCGTGCTGGCGGAGTTTTTGAGTACGCAAAACGCTTACCCGGTTGTTCAGGTCGAGGCGCGTCCAGAGGTGCAATTTGCCCCGGATTTATTCGACTCTGTTTACTACGAAAGCGACCATCTTGGGATTGGGCAATCATTCCGAGTGGGCGGCATACGCCATGAGTGGATAAATTCAAACGGGCAGGCAGTACGGACGACTTTCAGGCTTGAGCCATATATTACCGGCGTTACCGCATGGACTTTTGACGTGACAAACTTCGGCGCAAGTGGCACAGGAGGTACAACCTTTGGATAGAATACTATGGGCTAAAGATTTTGCGAATACACGCGGATACAAGGCAACCCGTGACTGGTATCTCGCGCAGACGCGCACCGGGTATGATACCCCGTTTGTGGACTGTGACCCGGAAGGCAAGCCGGTTACGTCCTTCGTGGATTTTGGCAGGTGGATAGCGCAATGCGAATGCGGCGGCGCAGAGGCGATTGACCCGGATGCGCCATTTTTCTACTGCCTGTGTTGCGGCAACCCGGAGAACGAAGGCAAACCGCGCCCGGTCATTTTGCCGGAAGATTGGCAGGCGATTGAGAGGGAATTACTGCGCAGACCTGTAAGGATGCGCGGCGGGCGCAATGCCTATGAACGCGCAACGATGGCAGAGGCGGCGATTGTGGTTGAAGCCGGGCCACTTTCGCGGTCTTGGACACCAGACGAAAGCCTGGAAGATTTGAAAAGGCAAAACAAGGCAATCAAGAAGGCAGGCAAATAATGGCATATAGCGTACATCCGACCGTAATTACAGGGCAGACGTGGACGGCTTCAAACCAGAATACTTTTGTACGGGATAACTTCGCCGCCTTGTGGCCATACACAGCGGCGGGCGACCTTGCTTATGCAAACGCGCCGAATACTTTGGCGCGACTTGGCAAGGGCACAGCCTTTCAGGTTCTGCGCATGAACAGCGGCGCAACCGCGCCGGAATGGGCGACAAGCACAGGACTGCACACACGAAGTCAGATAAACTTTAACCCTGCTGGTCAATCAACCACCGGCACGGCGTTTGTGGACATTACCGGCGCAAGCGTAAACCTGACATTGACGACTGCCTGCACCGTGCTGGTTTTTGCGGTTGTGACTGGATACCACAACACCGCCGGACGTAGTTTTTCTGTGCGTGCTGTGGTTGATGGCACAGCAGACCCAGCCGCTACTCACAATTTCAACGGCGCGGAGGTGCGCAATGAAGCCCTCCCCTATATTTACCAAGTGACCGGCATACCTGCCGGAACGCGCAACGTCAGAATGCAATTTTCTGGTGATGCAAGCGGCACGGCTTTTGTAGAGCGCGGGCGGTTGATTGCGATTGCTTTCGCGGAGTAAAAAACATGACACTTGACACCTTTTACTACACCGACAATGTTGATGACGTGATGGCGGCGCACGTCAATCAGTTTTTTGGAACGTCTTTGCGGGCGCAACTGACGAATACGCAGTCAATCAGCGCAACGCTCGAATTGACCGATAACAGCCTGCCGATTCAGAACATCACCCCAACCGGCGCAAACCAGATTATCGAACTGCCGCCGCTGGCAGGCGATAATCACATTTGCTTTATTCGCAATGCAAGCGCAACGTTTAACCTGACGGTCATGGACGCGGCAGGGGCAATCACCTATGCCGTGCTTACCCCGCTAACAGGCGGCACGTTTGTGCCGCACCTGAACGGCTGGGTTGCCTC